AACGTAGGCATGCGCTTTATAGAATGGATAAGACCTATTGATCTGGATAAGGCCAAGGAAATAACCGTACTATGGGATAAATTCATTAAAGACAACCTGTCATGAAACAAGAAGAAAGAACGGCCCTCGCCAATTGGGAAGAATACAAAACGGATATCAGTAATTCCACTCCGGTAGACGTGAGCATGAGCCAGGCCCAGCGGGAGAAGCACCTACTTTATCTGGAAAAACACCCGATAGAATGGATCGGATTCTTTTTCCCGAGATATGCAAAATACCCGTTTGCCCCTTTCCATAAAAGGGCCATCAAACGCATCTTGAATAATGATGAATGGTACGAAGTGCTCTCATGGAGTCGTGAGTTGGCAAAAAGCACCATTGTCATGTTCTGCGTGATGTACCTGGCGCTTACAGGACGGAAAAAAAACGTAATGCTTGCCAGTGCTACGCAGGACAGTGCGAAGCGGTTGCTGGATCCTTATCGAGCCAATTTTGAAGCTAATGGGCGCATCAAAGCTTACTATGGGGAGCAAACGAATATCGGTTCATGGACGGATACGGAGTTCATAGCCAAATGCGGCTGCGCTTTTCGCGCTATTGGTGCCGGTAACGCCCCACGTGGAAGCCGTAACGAAGCTGTACGCCCTGATGTACTGCTTGTGGACGACTACGATACAGATGAGGACTGCCGAAATCCGGACATTATACAAAAGAAATGGGACTGGTATGAACAGGCTTTTTATGCCACACGTTCCATCAGTGAACCGACCCTGATCGTATGGTGTGGGAACCTCATAGCACGAGACTGCTGTGTGGTACGGGCAGCGGCTCTCGCAGATCACCACGATGTTGTAAATATCCGGGATAAGGACGGGCACAGTACCTGGCCAGAAAAGAATACGGAAGAACATATCGATACCGTACTGAGAAAGATCAGTGCCGCCAGCGCACAGAAGGAGTACTATAACAATCCCGTCACCGAAGGGGAGGTATTCAAGGAAATAACCTATGGCCGAGTGCCGGAACTGAAAAAGTTCCAGTTCCTGGTAATTTACGGTGACCCTGCACCAGGAGAGAACAAAAGCAAGAACAGCAGCACTAAGAGCTGTATTCTCATGGGACAGATAAAACAGAAGGTCTATATTATAAATGCACGTCTGGACCGCGGACTGAACTCGGATTTCATAGACTGGTATGTACAGTTACTTGAATATGTGGGCGGTAAAGTTCCGGTGTACTGCTATATGGAGAACAATAAACTGCAGGATCCTTTTTTTCAGCAGGTGTTCAAACCGCTGGTAGCAAAGGTACGAAATGAAAGGAACGTACAGCTCTACATTCATCCGGACGAGGACAGGAAGACCGACAAAGCGACACGTATCGAAGCGAATCTGGAACCGCTCAACCGCGAGGGTAACCTTGTTTTTAACGAGGAGGAACGGGACAACCCACACATGAGACGGCTGGACGACCAGTTCAAGCTCTTCACCCTCCGTCTTAAATTCCCGGCGGACGGTCCCGACTGTGTGGAGGGGGGGCTGCGAATCCTGAAAAAGAAAGTACAACAACTGGAACCGGTGACGGTGATTCACCACAGCGCGCGCCGGAACCCCAAACGATTATAGCCATGAGCAAATTCATAACGCAAGAGGATTACGATGCCAGTATACACCGCGAAATACTGGATGCCTTGACACGCAGTGACAACGCAATCGTTGAAATCTGTGAAGACCGCGCAATCGCGGAAATGCGCGGGTATCTCAACGCACGTTACGATGTGGATGAAATCTTTTCCGCAGAAGGAGAAGCCCGTAACCAGCTTATCCTGATGCTGGCGATAGACATAACTGTTTATCATCTTTTCAGTATCCATAATCCACAGAAAATATCCCAAGTCCGAAAGGACAGGTACGAACGGGCAGTGGAATGGTTAAAACAAGTGGCGGCCTACAAAATTACCATTGACGGGGCACCACTTCTGCCGGATGAAACACTGCAGCAAAATAATCCCTACCTGATGAAAAGCAATCCTAAACGGATCAATCACATGTAATTATTGATAAACCCAAAAAACAGAAAGAAACATGAGCTTCAAAATTCCTTTTTTCAAAAGTCGTGCGACGAAGCCTGCCGGAAAACGTATTACTGAAGGAAGTAACGTGACGCGGCCCGGTGCAACCGTAATACTGACACAGCCGCAGCGATTCGGCATCGGGTTGAATGACTACATGAATGCAATCCGTAACGCGGAAAATGTGGACTTCACAAGCAGGATAAAACTATACGATATATATAGCGAATCAATGATGGATCCGCATCTGTTCAGCGTAGTACAAAAACGGAAAAGCGGAGTATTGGGACGGAAAATCGAATTCCGGCGTAACGGGATAGCTGACGACAAAGTAAATGGGCAAATCAGTTCCCCCTGGTTCCTGCGGTTTATCAGTGACGCGTTGGATGCTGACTACTGGGGATTTACACTTGTACAGTTCTATATCAACGAGAAAGGATGGATAGACTACTACATGGTTCCGAGAAAGCACGTAGACCCGGTATTGAACCTCATCAAAACCCGCCAGACTGACATAAACGGGGAACCTTTCGAAGAATATTCAGACCTGTTGATGATACGCGGCAAGGAACCGCTGGGAATTCTGGCGCGTACGGCACCGTACGTTATCTACAAACGCGGGACGATAGGCGACTGGGCGGAACTTGCCGAGATATTCGGCCGTCCGGTGCGTAAATACACCTATGACGCAGCAGATCCGGAAGCGCGGAATGCCACGTTGGAAGCGGCGGCCGCACAAGGCGGTGCATCCGTATTCCTCTGCCCGGACGGGACAACACTCGAATTTGTGGAACCGGGAAGCCTTTCCGGCAGCAGCGACATGTATTCCGCACTTGTTGACCGTTACAATGCGGAAATGAGCAAGGCGGTACTTGGCAACACGCTTACAACCGAAGCAAGTGAAACTGGAACACAGGCGCTTGGAACCATACACAACAAGGTGGAACAGGAAATTATCGAACAGGACGCGTTAAGCATACTGAACCTGCTGAACTATGACATGACCGCACTGTTCGCCTCACTGGGTATTAATACCCAGGGCGGCGAATTTGTCTATGTGGAAGAACCGGATATGGAAAGTGTGAAAATTAAAGCAGAATTACTGGAAAAAGCCGTATCCGTATTTGGTATTCCCGTCGCCGACGACTACCTGTACGAACAACTGTACATTGAGAAACCGCAGGATTATGAACAGCTGAAGGCGGAACTGGAGGAGAAGAGAAAAGCAGCCAATCCGTTCGCCGCAGCGGGGATTCCACTTGTTGGTAAAGACGGACCCGAAGATGGCAAGACCACGCAACAGCCCCGTAATGCCGCCGGCTCTTTTTTTGGAAAAGCCCCGCAAAACGACGGGGCTTTAGGCTGGTGATGAATTCACTCTATTACGAGGACTGGCAACTGCCCGACTTGGATGATATAGATTACATGTCCGGCTCTGCCACACCTTTGCAATGCAAAGCCGGCGGTACGGAATCCGCTTTCGTATTTGATAGCAATATCCTGGAACGTGCCCTGAAGCATATCTATGAAAAGGACTTCCACCCCATGTCGGAAATAGAGGAGAGCCTTTTCAACGAAACCTTCCGTATCTTCCGCGAAGCATCGAGCACCGGCATCAGCCAATCGGCTGCAGAAATCCCGATGGCGTTCAAACAAAAGATAGATCGGGGCAATGCGGTCTTCTCCGCTTTCAAGGTGCACCGCATGCAGAACGATATCGCCTCACAGCTCTACGAATCTAACGGCGTTTTAAAACCATTTGAACAGTGGAAAAAGGATGTCCATCCCATGCTCGACCACCATGTGCGGCACTGGCTTCGTACAGAGTATGACACCGCCGTCATACGTGCCCGCCAGGCTGCCGACTGGCAACGCTTCGAGCAGTATGCCGACATCCTGCCCAATCTGGAATGGATGCCGAGCACAAGCGCACATCCGGGAGCGGACCATAAAGCGTTCTGGGGAACAGTGCTGCCAATAGGCCACCCGTTCTGGAACAGCCATCGCCCGGGAGACCGCTGGAACTGCAAGTGCAGCCTGTCCGCCACTGATGCACCGCCTACTGCAACACCACGTGCCAACGGACCTGAAGACCGTCCCGCACCCGGACTTGACAACAATCCCGGAGTGGACGGGCGGCTGTTCAGCGACACGCATCCGTACATTGCCAATGCGTATGAGGGAGCAAAGGAGACGGTAAAGTCTTTCTTGAAAGATGAATTTCCCGATGATGTCGATATTGATTTAATAAACGATGGATATACAAGAATTTAACCGCCGGATACGTCAGCAGGCGCAGCAGATAAGCGGATTGTTGAACCGCAGGATGCCCGTTTTGGCCGGAAACATCGCGAAACGGCACATTGAAGAGGATTTCCGTAAAGGCGGCTTTACAGGAAGAGGATTCCATCGCTGGAAAGAAACCCGCAGGCAACGCGGCAGTGGGAATAGCGCAGCGTCACAGTACGGGCCTTTACTTTCGGGTAGGAACCACCTTTCAGGCAGTATCAACTTCCGTCCCGAGAACAGGCTGGTGAGGGTCTATACCAACGTGCCGTATGCTGCCGTCCATAACAACGGGGGGACTCTGCATCCTACGGTTACACCGCAGATGAGGAAATTTGCCTGGGCAATGTATTACAAGACGGCCGG